TATATTCAATTCGTCAAGGATTATTGTTGTGGGGAATGGTTTCCCTGTTGAAGGGTCCTCTAAAGTTACGTTATATTCAGGACCAAAGGATGTGTTTCTAAGAAAAATTAGAATCGCCTCAACGTCACCGTCTAATAATTCGTCAGGTCTTAAATCATGTTCATATAGTTTATTTCTAATTAAATTCATAATTAGATTATCTCTATCGTTTGTTAAACCGTTGATGATTACATTTTCATCATTAGCCGTTAAATAACCTACTTTAACACTAGATTTTTTTGATTTATAAAATCTACCGCCCGAAGCTAATTTAACGATGTCGTGTGGTAAATTAAAGTTTTCCGTTGCCGCTTGGTATAATGATTGGTCCATTATCGTTTTTTATTTTTTTAGTTTTATGTCTATTATTAAATTCTTCTTCAGTTTGGAAGATTTTTCCACATGTATTACAAGTAAATCCTGTTGTTTGTTCAAATTTTTCCATAATAAAAAAGTCCCATATATTAATATATGAGACTTTTAAATATTGTAAATATAAATTTTAGTATACTAAAATACAACGGTCCATACGTAATGTCGCTGAAATTGTTGCTAAAGCGTCTGTGTTATATGCCAATGAATCGAAGTTTACATCAGATAAAAAAGTACCTTCTAAAATCCATTTCTCAACAACAACACCTGTTGGGTCTAACATTTCTAAATCAACATTCTTTTTATAACCCGCAGCGTAACCCATACGACCTGTTACTGATTCCGCACATAAACGAACCCATTCCATTAATGCTTGTGAAGCTGATGGACCAATAGGGTCTCTGAATTTAACATTAATAGTACCCCAAGTAAATCTACCAGCAACATACGTAGATGTGTTAAGGAATGGAATTTCTACAGGATTAATAGTAATGTGTGGTCTAGCCGTAGATTCTACAAACCATTCATTAATACCTAAAGTTGAATCAAAACGAAGAATAAATCTATTCTGTCTTTTGGGTTCATAAGGTATCGGCATTTTCATTAGTAAATCAGCCATCGTATAAAGTTTTTAATTTTTTTAGTTTTATTATTATAAATATCGTAGTTTATTTTTTTTCTATTTACTTTGGTTTTTTTTTAAATAAACTCCAGATATAATTATCTAGTTAATATGGTTTTTTAATTCCTCCTGCTGTTGAAATTGTTTTTATTATATTTTCTGGGTCAGTTTCAAAATGTTTTTTAACTTTTTCTAAATTTCTTAGGTCATCGTCAGAAAAACCTATAGTAGGTACGAAATTATTAGAGATTCTATTTTTAAGAAAAGCCTTCTTTTGTATGTATTTAGATATCTCTTTAATATAATTAACAAATTCTTTTAATGCATTTATTTTACCTTCCTCTGGGTTAGAAGCACTTCCTTCACCATATGTTACAGGATAAAAACGACACATATCAAGATATTCATCAATCATATCTTTTTTAGATGTTATCTCTTTATCCGCCAAGTCTCTATATTTTTCTAAATTTTTAACTAATTCGTTTGAATTAATTCCCATATGATTTGAAATAATCATATTATATACAGCTTCTCTCATTACACTTGGGGTATGACCTCTTGCGGTTACTATTGAAAAAATTGAACCGTTATTAATCGCCTCTACGAAATCATTCCACGCAGGACCTGGTTTAGCTAACATAGAATCAATCACAAATTGTTTATCTCCCTCAACTCTAAAATTTCTAAAAGGGTTATCCGCATAACCTACAATAGTATGACCATCATATTCAAAGGGTTCAGTACCAATTTGTAATCTATGATGAGCGAAGTCTTCAGTTGACATTCCAACCTCATCACCGTCTTCATCTTTTACAATAATTTTTGTCGGCATTGTTAGAATATTATCATCCCAATCAAATGCGTAGTATTTCATATCCGGAGTTCCGGTATCTGTAAATCCTTCTTTTATGTTATTTTTTATCATATTAAATTGGCTAAAAGGTGGATTAGTTTTACCTAACCCACCTTATAATAAATATTAGATATTTTCAAACGTCGCTCCTGTTGGAGTTATGTAGAATGTGATATCAATGAATTCTAATGACCTAGTTGGTTTAATGTAAATTTTACCTGTTAATTGGTTTCTGTCTAAGTCTGCAGTGTCTGAAGAAACTGTTACTCTAAAGTCATATAGACCTCTATCTCTTCTAATTGCGTCCAATATTGGATTAACCGCGTCTAAGAAATCTTGTCTAACTTTTTGGTCGTTCTGTTCAAATAACAATCTAACTGAAACTGCTGAAATTAATTTACGAGCTTGTAATAGTAATCTTCTCACGTTAATTCTATCAAGTGCCGATTCTCTAACTTGTAAAGTTTTATTACCCCAAATTACCGTACCCACATCAGTGAAAGTTGCGATAGGGTTAATTCTACCTTTATAAAGAGTATCTCTATCTTCTTGAGTTAATTTTTTACGAGCCTTAACCGCATTTACTATACCACGAGTGTAACCCGCTGCCGCGAACCAAGGGAACGCAATGTTATCAGTTAACGCTAAATTTCTAGTAACCTCAGCGGTTGCTGGAATATAAATCTGTGTGTTATTAACCGAATCACGAGTTAATACCCAAGGGTAGTAAGTTGCCGTATAGTTAGAGTCTATTCCTGTATTATCTAAATTATCTACCGCTTCTTGTGGGTAAATTAATTCTGTAGACTCACCAACTGTTGTTGTAAACATATTGTAGTCAGGTGTTGTACAAACATATAATGAATCCGCTCTATCAAATTCAATCATTTCAATTGCACTTTCCACAAGATTTGAGTTGTTTACATAGTCTATACCAGGTGTAACAAATACGTTGATATTAACCGCTTCAGGATTTGCAAATGTTCTTTGTCCTAATAAGTAAGCGTAGTAGTCAGTATTTGCGTAATCTTGTGTATTATCACCAACTGTAATTTGTTTAAACGCTCCCCATCCAGTTGCGTTAGGGTATTTTATAGAAGGACAAAGGGTTATCAGTATCTTCAGGTTCGCTTGAGAATGGAGCCGCCCCAACAAAAAACTCTGCAGTTCCGCTTGTTGTAAACGAATTAGGTATTGTTATACCACTAGCTCTACTATCCATGTGGAAACCACGTGTTCTATAATTCCATTCATTTCCTGTTGTAGATGTACAAATATTAAGTGGTAATTGTTTACCTTTGTAAGAGAAGAAATCAGGGTCATAACCAATAGTATCTGAAATACCTAAATAAGTTCTTCTAACATTATCACCAGCACTTGATGTTGCATCATCAGAACCTGTAGAGGTACCAAATGGTGGGTTATAGATAACTTCACCAGGGAAATCGTATTTTGTTTTGTAGATTGGGAATGGTGGTGTTGCACCTTCGTACTCTCTAATATTATAACCTAAGAATCCACAAGGTAATGCGTCTGCTGGAGCGTCCTCATTCATCTCAACCATAATGTATTTAGAGTTTAACGCAAATTCACCATTTGATGTACCAACTTTTATAGCTATAAAGTTATTTTCATTTGGATTCATTGAACAGTTCGTAAATTTCTCTAAAACTGTCGGTGAATTATCTGTATCAAAATAATCACGTACAAGTATGTCAAAAGTACCGTTCGCAAATGAAATATTAGCGATAGAAACTTTAACCTCTGTGTTTGATGAATTACCATCAGAAATTGTGATAAATTTAAATAAGTTATAAACTTGATTACCTCTAAGTTCTGAAACTACCCAAGGGGACTGAGCCGATTGAAATTGTTCTAAATACCAAGCGATTGACGTTGGGTCCGCTCCTTGTCTTGCGTCAGGTAAAGAAATTAATGATGAACTAATACCTCTTATATAACCTTTTCTCCAACCGTAATTTAAGAGTGTCATAAATCTTTCTTCAACAAATAAAGGAACTGTTTGACGAGGTTTAGAGAAGTTAGAAACTCCAAATACTTTTGGTAAGTACTGAGACGCGCTGTTTGAGAACGAAGTTTCAAAGAATAATGTTTGACCATCATTATTTACCACATTAATTCCAAATGTTGCGAATGGGTTTTTAGTTGATGCTGAGTACACACCTGTTGTTACTAAAGAAACATCCGATGTTCCTGTAACTTCGTATACTGCTCCATTATCGGAACTATAATTAGCCACACCACGAGAACGTAATGTTGATAAAACTAAATCATCATAATCAAGGAATGGAGTACCTGAATAAACATATAATTTACCCGATAATGTACCTTGATAACATACTTTAATACTACCTACATTCTGTGTACCCTCACTTGTAAATGTACAAGGATTACATGGGTCGTTAACAACAACGTTAACAGTCCATTCTTCAGTAACTGTTCCATCATTAGAAACTACCTCTATAACCGCAGTACCCGAACTAAATTGTATTGTTGAAGAACCATTACCGTATACAATAGAACCATTAACTGTGATATTTTCAGGTTCAGTACACGCTGAATATGTAACATATAGAGGACCTAAGGTTGTACCTTGAGGTAAACAAACATTAATTGTGTTTGAGTTGTAATTTATAACCCCGTTATTACCATCTACTGCAAATGAATAGAAACTAGCACAGTTATTTGAAGTTGATGTAACTTCTAAACTACTAATATTAGTATAGAATGAATAACCTGAATATCCACCAACTGCGTGTGAATTATTATCAAATAACGCGTAATACCAAGGGTCATTATTTGAGTCGGTATAATCGTAACCTGTAGATGAATTACTATCAGTACCAAATACGTTAGTTTGTGCAGTATATCCTGATAGAGTATTATAATCTTCACCATCAATTACACCATAATAATATATTGATGTTGCTGATGTTGCACCTTCAGATGTTATTGCGTCAAATATTTGTTCATCAAAATTACCATCAATTGTTGTAGTACTACCGTTGAATAATTCAAATGGTGTTGATAATTTACTTAAAATTTGAGCAGGTATCTGAGTAGTGTCAGTGAATACAATACTGTTAATATCATCTGAACAACCTTCAAAATCTATATTGAATGTTATTGTTTGAAAAGTAACACAGGTGCTAACACAATCAACTGTACTTGAACTCGTACAAACAAAACCAACTGTTGTTGGGTCAACGTTTGCTTTGGTTACAATAGACCAAGAAGGTCCAGCATCATAACCTGATAATCCAAGTACTCTAGTTACGAATAACTGATTTGATTGTTGTAAATACGCTTTAGCAATATATGCCGCTTCATATTTTGGGATTTGTGTGTTTATAAATTTTTCAGGGGATGTCCCACCGAAATAAGTTGAAAATTCATCAAAATTTGTGATGAAAATAGGTTCAAAAGCGGGACCTTTTAAAGTCTCACCCACAACCCCTAAAGTTGTAACACCCACACTTTGTGCTACAAAACTTAAATCAACTTCAGAAGTGTAAACTCCAGGAGATACAAAAACTTTACTGTTAGTTGCCATTAGTTTTAGATTTCTTAAATATTTTTATTTTATTGATAAATATTCACTAATAATTCAAAATACTTGACTTATTGATAAGTATTTATAAATTGGGCAGACTATTTTCTACCTTTTTTATCTTATGTCGCAAAACAATAAAGAAATAAAGAATTTAAAGATTTCTAAGAACGTGCATGATGTATTAAAAACCTATTGTGAAAAAAAAGGAATAAAGATGTATAGGTTTTTAGAAAAAATAATTTTAGAATCTTGTAAAGAAAAGAAAGATATCTACGGAGAAGATTAAATTATTTTAGATGATAAAGTTATTATAGATTCCAAACTAGGATTTGTCTTAACTACCTCTAATTTAAGAACATCATTCGTGTTTATTT